CCACGCATTGAACTGATAACCGGGGCAGCGATTGATTACTGGACGCTTGATGACCCTTCCACCGTAGCCCGTGGTCGTAAGTACAAGCGGGTCATCATTGATGAAGCCGCCATGGCAAGGCATCTAGAACAAGCCTGGACTGAAGCCATCCGCCCAACACTCACAGACTACAAAGGGGATGCTTTCTTTCTGTCTACGCCTAAAGGTTCTAACTACTTCAAGACCCTATACGGCATGGCTGGTGCAGATCCGGACTGGATGGCATGGCAGATGCCAACTACGGCTAACCCGTGGATAGACCCTACCGAAGTAGACAAGGCTGGTGAATCTCTTCCGAGCATCGCGTTTAGACAAGAGTACCTAGCCGAGTTTGTCGATGCGGCTGGTGCTCGCATCAAGCGTGAATGGTTGCGCTACGGTGACTGTCCCGAAGGCTTGCCCACCTACATCGGCGTTGACCTTGCCATCAGCACCAAGAGCGAAGCAGACTACACCGGGGTTGCTGTTGTATCCCGTGGTGAAGATGGGACGATTTACGTTAGAGACATCAACCGTACCCGTGCAGACTTTGCTTCCGTGCTACGCTTCATCGAAGCCATGGCTGAAAAGTGGAAGCCTAGCATGATTGGCATCGAGCAGGTGCAGTATCAGGCGGCTGTTGTGCAGGAGCTTCTACGGCGTACGAAACTGCCTATCCGGGGCATCCGTCCAGATCGAGACAAAGTGACCCGCTTTGCGCCTCTAGAAGCCCGCTACGAACAATCACAGGTTATGCATTGCCAAGGGCTACCGGCTTACTTTGAGGATGAACTCTTATCCTTCCCGGTTGGTCGGCATGATGACGTAGTGGACGCTTTGGCTTATGCTTGGCAGGTGTGTGGATCTAAGCGTGGTTGGGGTGCAGTCTAGTCCTGTGGGATACTAGGAGCATGGGTATCTTTGACCGCTTCCTAGGACGCAAAGCAGCTGCGAACCCTACCGCAATGCTTCCGCTCCCACTATCCCAGTCTCGTGACGTCTACCTGACAGGCTACGGCTCTGGTCAGTTGCAGACATTACTACGCCGAGCACTACCGGGTAGCACCAAAGACTGGGCAAGGATAGCAGGAGACCTAGGGTTAAACGGTATTGTGGCTTCCGCTATGGATTGGTACATTCGGAACTGGGCACAGGCTACGCCAGAGGTCATGCGGAAGGTCGATATGCAACAGGCAGAGCCTATCGAGCATCCAGCCCTTCAACTCATCGCACAACCGGATCCGCTGGTCATGGGGTCTCTGTTCTGGGCATGGGTTGTGCAGGACTACAAACTATTCGGCAACACCTACATCCGAAAGATACGCTCATCCACCCGTGGTACGGTTACTGCTTTACAGTTCCTTCCGCAGGACATGGTTAGACCTGTAGGCAATGGAACGAACCCTCTAACCCACTACGTCTACACCACTGACGGTCGTTCTTTTGATATCCCTGTATCTGACATCATTCACATCCGGTACGGCAGGGAGCCTAGCGATATCCGCCTTGGACGCTCCCCGGTTACCGCTGTACTGCGTGAAATTGCTACCGACAACACGGCAAGCACAACAGCCTGGGGATTGCTTGCTAACGGTGCTATGCCATCGCTCATCGTTGGACCAGATGCCAAGGACGCAAGCGTTGACCTCAGTATGGACGATGCACGGCAGGTCAAAAGACAACTACACGAAGACCTAAGCGGTGACGGTTCTGGTGGCATCGTTGTTATGACCGGCCCATACAAAATGGATCGTGTATCCCTGACACCTTCCGAGCTTGCTCTGGATTCCGTCAGACGTGTACCGGAGGAGCGTATCTGCTCTGCCCTCGGTATCAATCCTATGGTCTTGGGGCTTGGCTCTGGTCTTGAACGTTCTACCTATGCAAATTATGAGAGAGCGCAACAGGCTGCATGGGAAGATGGCATGGTGCCTCTACTGCGTACCATCTCTGACGCTTTAACCGCTGATCTTTTGCCAGAGTACCCAGAGACGCAGGAAGGCGATTACATCGTCTTTAACGTGGACAATGTTAGGGCGCTGGCTGATGACCTATCAGCTGAAGCCGACCGTGCAGAGAAGTTGTACAAGGCTGGCATTATTGATCGTGCTGAAGCCAAGCGCATCGCTGGTCTTGAAGCCGTGCCAGAGGACGAAGGGCAACTACACCCAACGGCAATCAGCGTAACAACCCAGCAGGATGCAACCATCCCGGCAAAATCGTTCGATATGAAGTTTGTACCGAATGATGGCATGGTTGAAGCAGCCCGACGTGCTTTGGCTTGGAAAGAAGAAGGCAGGGACGGCGGAACACGTGTAGGTCTTGCCCGTGCTAACCAGATTGTGAACGGCGAGAAACTCAGCGAAGACACGATCTTGCGGATGTACTCGTTTTTCTCACGTCACGAAGTAGACAAGGAAGCCGAGGGCTTTAGTGCTGGTGAGGAAGGTTTCCCATCAGCCGGGCGTGTAGCCTGGGACTTGTGGGGCGGTGATGCTGGCTATGCTTGGTCAACCAGACTGCGCAACAAGATACAGGGTGAAGAGTCCAAGTCTACAGATTGTTGCACTCCGGGGGTAGTGTACAAGTCTCACCCTTTTTACGGGTACGAGATGGACTACATCTCAAGCGAGTAAACGACGGTACGGCTAGAATTTATGCCGCTTCCCAAAAGTTTAGGAATGACCTGCTGGAGCGTGAAGGTGTAGCAATCAGCCGTATGCAACGTGCATACAAAGCAGCGACCAAAGCCAGCATCAATGAGCTTGAAGCACTAGAGGGGCGAATCGCAGAGCGTGAAGCAAACGGTGAACCGCCAAGCGAAACCATCCTCTGGATGAGACAACGCATCATAGACAACATCGAGGAACTAGGCAGGAACCTAAAGAAGTTTGCAATCGAGGGGGCAACCATTACAGCAGATGGACAACTCGAATCGGCAATCCTTGCGAATGAGGCGAGCGTCGGCTTGGTTGAAACGGCGGCTGGTCGTAAACCGGCTGGCGTTACACTCGGAAGTTCATGGACACAACTCCCAGACGAAAGCCTCCAAGCCTTTGTCGGTTTTTCGGGTGATGGAAGCCCTCTGGGTGAGTTATTTGCAACAATCCCGCAGGTAACCACAGACGCTATGCAGATGGCTCTTGTACAGGGTATCTCGCTGGGCGAAGGTCCACGAACAGTAGCACGGCGTGTACGTAAAGCAGCTGATATCGGCAGGAGCCGTGCAGAGACCATAGCACGCACAGAGATGATACGGAGCGCCCGTGAAGCGCAACGGCAACTCTATACGCAGAACTACGCAGTGCAGGGTTACCGACGGCAAGCAACCCAAGATAGCCGGGTTTGTCTTGCCTGTCTGGCTTTGTCTGGCACACTACACAAGACTGATGAAATCATGCCAAGCCATCCGAACTGCCGGTGTGTGATGATTCCTGAAACGCTCTCATGGGCAGAGATAACCGGGGATTCTTCCATCCCTGACACACGCCCAGCGGTAGCAACACCTGATCGAATCCTTGCTGGTCTTTCCCAAGCAGACAAGATGGCTATCATGGGACCAACTCGATATCAGATGTACATGGATGGCAAACCGCTTGCTGATTTCGTTCAGGTAGACCAGAACCAAGACTGGGGACCTACAACCCGTGTAGTGCCACTACGTAGCCTTGTATAGAGTGTGTGGGATACTTAGCACATGGACCTGCTTACCATCTACAGTGATGCGATAAAGAGTGACCGCCTTGGAAGCGTCAAAGGCTACCTTGTGCGCTTTGGCTCCCCTGATGCAACCGATCTAGAGGGTGATTACTTCACGCCTCAGACAGACTTTGGATTTCCAATCAAAGCCGGTCAGCGTGTGCCGTTGAATGTGTATTATCATCACGGCATGGATAAATTTGTAGGCAAGAAGTCTATCGGTACTGGCTATGTCAAGATGGACGAAACCGGCCTATGGTACGAAGCACAGCTGGACATGGCAGATTCCTACGGTGAGATGATCGCCAAGCTTTGCAAGCAGGGCAAGATGGGTTACTCGTCTGGTGCAGCGGGTCACATGGTCGAGCGCAAGAGCGTAGGCAAGGCAAGCGAGATTACCCGTTGGTGCATCGCTGAGGCGAGCATTACGCCTACACCTGCCGAATACCGGAACAGTGTAAAGAGCCTGGAGGACATGTACAGCATGGAGCCGATGGAAGAAGAAGAGATAGTAATGGCTCCGATGCCTGAGCAATCCCCGGAAGAATATGCCGTGTCGGTCTTTGATGAGTCCGAAGGCGAGATGGTACACGAAGGGCTTGAAGCCTACTACGATGCGCTCTGCGGGGCTATCGAGATGGTCAGTGACCAAGCCATGGCAGATGCCATCATTGATGAATTTGCAAAACGTGCAAAGGCTTTGTTTGCCATGCACGGTGTCAAAAGCGTACAGCCTGCATCCTTGCGGGGTGTCGAACGTCGGCTGCGGGATGCAGTCGGTCTTAGCCGGTCAAGCGCAAAGCGCCTTGCACCTGTAGTCTGGGAATCTCTGCGGGACGCAGACCAGCCAGAGACGCAACCGGATCTCGTAGTAGAGGCGAAAGCCCATGACAATGACGAACGCCAGGAACTGCTGGCACGTCTGGAGATTCTTTCTCAACTATGAATATTGAACAACTGAACGCCAAGCGTGAATCGCTTCTGGCTACAGCCCGTGAGCTTGCATCCGGTGATGGTGACCTTGGACAGGTCAAGAGCATCATGGCAGAAGCCAAGAACATCGAAGAGCGTGTAGAAGCCATCAAGAGCCTCGGTGAGTACGCACCAGCTGCACAAGCACAGCCTGTCTCCCAGCCTTGGAAGGGTGGCATCAATGTACAGCGCAATCCATTCAACGGATCCGCCGACGATAAGAACCTGAAGGCTTATGTCTTTGGGCAGTATGCTCGCCACTTAGCTGGTGTCAAGTCTGCATCCAAATGGTTGTCGGACAACGGCCACTTGAAGGCACAGACCGAAGGCACTAACAGCCAAGGTGGTTTTACTGTTCCTGAGATTGTTTCCTCGGATCTCATCTGGCTACGTGAAATGTACGGCGTTGCACGTCGCAACTCCCGTATCTACCCAATGTCCTCGGATACCCTTTTGGTTCCAAGTGCAACCGGTAGCACCACGGTCTACTACGCTTCTGAAGCAACAGCAATCACAGATTCCCAGCTCACCTTTGCACAGGTTTCCCTGTCCGCAAAGAAGCTTGCTGTTCTTACGATTGCATCCAAGGAACTTGGCGAAGACACGGTTATCGACCTTGGCGCAGCACTTGCCCGTGATATGGCTTTTGCAATCGCTAAGGAAGAGGACAACGCTTGTTTCAATGGTGACGGCACATCCACCTATGGAAGCATCACGGGTATCCTTCAGGCTGTTTACGGCTTGAACGCCACCAAGGCTAACATTGCTGGTGTTGTAGTTGGTGCTGCACTCAGCGGTGCATCGTTTGCTAACTTTACGCTTGCTAACTTCCAAGCCATGGTCGCAAAATTGCCAACCTACGCAGATCAGGCCAAGTGGTATATGCACAAAGACCTGTTCTTCAACGGTGTTGCAGACAAGTTGATTGCACTCGGTGGAAACGCCATCCTCGACATTCAGAACGCTTACACCCAAGCACCTACCCTTTTCGGTTATCCGATCGAGTGGGTTCAGAATATGCCAAAAAGCCCAGCTGCAACAACCCCTGTTGCAATCCTTGGTGACCTGACAAAGGGTGTAGCATTCGGTGACCGTCGTGCAATGACCGTAGAGGTCAGTGACCAAGTCAAGTTCGTGGAAGATGCTTTGACCTACAAGGCAACCGAGCGGTTCGCTTTCAACGCGCATGACGTTGGAAACGTTTCCGGTACGGCATCTGCCCGTGTACCTGGTTCGCTCATCGTCCTTGCAACAAGCAACGCTTCCTAATAGCGTAGCCCCTTCAATCAAGCCCTCGGCAGACGTGCCGGGGGCTTTTGTTTTGCCTGCGTTTACTTTTTAAAAATAGGTGTGTGGGATACTTAGGGCATGATGACCAGAGCCGAGGCAATCGCACAAGTTAGTCTTTTCTGCGATGCCACATCCTACCCACAGCTCTCCACTACCGAGATTGGTAGTGCGTTAGACATCTACTCCCGATTCTCTACATGGACAGCGGCAACCACTTACGCTGTCGGTGACCGTGTAGTGCCTACAACGCCCAATGGGCGGGTTTACGAGGCACGGGTGGCTGGTACTTCCGGTGCTACGATTCCAGAGTTCCCCGCCTATCCAGCGGCACAATACAAAGGCTGGTCAATCCAAGATGGGACATCCGATCCGGTGCTTACTTGGGTAGACATGGGGTCTATCAACGTTGAACGCTACGATGTCCGAACCGTAGCCCGTCAGATGTGGATGGTCAAAGCATCCCGTGTTGTTGCTGAAATCGATGCCAAAGAAGGCGCATCCGATGTCAAGCTAAGTCAACTCAAAAGCCACTGCCTAGAGATGGCTGATAAGTATCGTCCATTGGTGGTTGTATGAGCCCTATCCTGCGTCAGACCATACAGGCAGGCATGGTGCGTAACTTGTGCCAAGACCGCGTAGAGGTTCACCGCTTCACGCTCACCGAAGATGGTCGCGGCGGTGCTACTGAGACATGGCGCAAGGTTGCCGAATATCCTGCACGGGTTACCAACCAAAGCGACACAGAATCTATAGTTGGTGGGGCGATACAGCCATCAGCGCAATGGACACTCATAGTGGCCGTTGCAGCTGATGTCATGCCTCAAGACCGGGTCTACCTTGTCGGTGATGATTCTCGATACTTTGATGTGATTGGTACAGACTTTGGACAGACCGAATTATTGGTACAGCACTGTGGACTAGTGGAGCGGGTGGCATAATGGGCGCATCAGAATGGACAACCATAGGTTTAGCGGCAGTAACTGGGATTATTAGTCTACTTGCCTACATCATCAAGTTCTTGCATCGCATGGACAAACGTGGAGCCGTTGACACCGCTAAGATTGAAGACCACGGTGAGCGTATTGGTAGGCTTGAAACTGTAACAGGTGAGATGCGTACAAGCATCACCAAACTGGAGGCGAAACGATGAACGGAATAAGTATTAGCAGACTGGTCGTGGTTGTCTTGATCGCCTTTGTCGCGTCCTTTAGCACGGTCTTTGGCGATGGCGTTCGTACGGCTGAAGCCAAGGACATTGCCGAGCTTGGCGCAGTGATGGCACTGTACGGAAGCAAGGCAGTAGCGGCTGGTGTCACTGCTGCGATGAGTGCTGCGCTGGGCTTCTTGACGATGCCGTTCAAGGGTGTGCAGGCTAACAGTCTGAAGGTGGGCAAATGAACCTGCAAAACTATCGGCTGGAGCCTAATCCAGCGAGTCCCGGTGATTGGATTGTCTTTGGTGATATCTACGACAATGAAGGCAACCTGCTCGGTACTTTCGGGCCTGATGGTACAAGCGTATTCGGTTGGTGGGTCACGCAGGATGCACAGTTTCAGCAACAATACAGCAATCAGTTTGCTGTTGTGATGGCTCAAGAAATCGTGAATGGGACGGCTGAATAATGCCTACATACTACGTTGCTCCATACGGTAACAATACAAACAATGGCACGTCAACTGCAACTCCTTGGGCAACGGTTCAATTTGCTTTAGGTGCTGCATCTGGTACTAATCCCGGCTTGGTTGCTGGCGATACCGTTTGGATTGCTCCTGGCACTTATCGTGAAGTGGTTACTACAACCACGTTGACCGGCACATCTGGTAACACAATCAAAATTTACGGTGACCCAGCATTTACAAGAGCGTGGACTTCAGGTATCCCCGGACGTGTAAGGTTAACCAACTTTTTAAGTGACACAGTTTTACCAACTGCGTCTACAACATTAGCGGTTAGTGGTGATTATATTGATGTACAAGACATGTGTATTGATGGACATAATCAAGGTAGTGTAACTGCAACATCATCGGTTAATAGTACTTTGTACATTACAGGTGGCAACATAACAGTAACTAAATGCTCAATACAAACTACAGTAAGTAGTCGTCAAGTTGGCATTACTTGGTATTGCACAACTGGTAAAAACAACGTCACTATTGACAAATGTACTGTATTTGCATCTTTTGGAATATTTGTTTTCTCAGTAGCTCAGACCGCAACGTTTGACATGAACTCAGTTATAAAAGACACAATCGTTTTAGTTGCTAATGATTTAGGGATTGTTTATGAAGCAAGTTCAGCAAATCAAGTTACAGGAGTAAGAGTTTACAATTCGACTATTATCGGGGGAACGCAAGGAATTACGTTCTTTAACGTTGGTCAAGTTGGAGGCACAACCAACGTACTGCGTAACAATTTAATATATTCTCCTAGAAACATTGGTGTGCTTAGTAACTCTAGTATCACAATCACGCAAAGTAATAACTCAATTTTTGCAGCAACCAATTTTACTAGTGTCTTGCCAACCACAAACGTTCTATGTGCCCCTATGTTTGACTTTGGTTCAAGTAGAGTGCAAGCGTTTAGTACACTCCCTTGGTTTGCTCCGATGTCAGGCTCTCCACTTATTGGCGCAGGTACAGCAACAGGTGCGCCTACAGTTGACCTATATGGCAACACTTGGACAACGAATCCGACAATCGGTGCTATTGAATCGAAGACTGAGAGTGACGCTGGCTCATACGTACCAACGGAGCGCAACGCCAGCACCATCACAATCGCTCCCGGTAGCACATCACAATCCATCGAACTCTACCTTGGTACTACAGGGCTCACAGCCTCCACCTCTGGTCTTGCAGCTCGCTACAACCGGACACGCACAGCCTCTGTAGCGATTACGTTGGTAGCCCGTACCATCGCTCAGGCGTGGACATCTGGCGGCTTTGCCGAGGTAGACGCAACCAATATGCCGGGAGTCTACAGATTCGACATCCCTGATGCTGCTTTGGCTGCTGGTGCTGACGATGTCACGATTGTTGTACGTGGTGCTAGTGGTACTAACGGTGCGGTAATGACGGTGAAGTTGAGCAGTGGTGGCTTGACATCAGCGCAGACGGCATCTGCTGTGTGGGGTGCTTCACCTGCTGGTTACAACGACGCTACGACCTTTGGCGGTGTGGTCAATCAGACCGACAGTCTTGTCAATGGCATCGATACGCAAGTGCAGGATGTTCCATCTCAGGTATGGGAACAAACAAGGGCAACACACACAACGGCTGGCACGTTTGGCCAGTATGTCAATGCGGAACTGGTTACCCCGGTAACCTCAGCCGCTCTTGTTCGCATGGGCCCGTTTGAGGTCAAGGCTGATGGTCTTGGCGCATCTGATCCGCTGGACATCCAGAAGGGCGCACAGCACGGCATCGATATCCAGTGTGTAGACAACAACGGAGCAGGAATCGATATCACCTCTGCAACGGTTACGGCTAAGGTCTACAACTCTGGTGCTACGCTGGTTGACACGTACTCCTGTACGGCAACCTATGCAGCTGATGGACGTGCGCAGTTTACGATTGACACGACTGTAACGAACACTCCAGGCACTTACACGGCAACGATTACACGCACAACGGGTGCAAGCGATACGCAGGTATTCGGTCCACTGCGCATCTATGTGAGGGATAT